CCGCCAGCGTGCGCAACATCATCAACGCATAGGGAGCAAAGCAATGCGTGAAAACCTAGTAGATGCCATTGGCATGATTATCCTGACCGGCTTGGTCATCGTATTCGGGACAAGCCTTGTGACTGAGGATTGGAACGTCTGGGCCTTGATGGCTCGCTTCGGAGGAGCAGTGTGATGATTATTTATCTTGCGACCAACACGGTCAACGGTATGCAGTATGTTGGCGCAACAACCAGAGATACACTTGCTCCCAGAATACGCGAACATATTAAGTATGCCGAACGCAAGACCAGAACTAGCGGGTCTTTTGCTAATGCCATACGAAAATACGGGCGCAAAAACATCTCCTTCGAGGTGCTGGAGCGTGTATCAGACTTGAAATTTTTAGGGGCGTGTGAAAAGAAGTGGATCAGCAAATTAAATACGATGCACCCTTGCGGCTATAACATCAAAACGGGGGGTATGCCTAAAGAGATGCCATCCGTAAGCCGAAACAAAAGTTACATTGTAGAAGGTGTGAAGTATGAAAGCCTGATGTCTTTAGCCGATGCTTACAATATGTGTCACCACAAATTAAGGCATCGGCTTTTGCGCTCGCCTTTGAAATGGTCTGTAGAGCAAGCATTGGGCTTATCCACACCACCCAAAAACGACCCCGTAAAATATAGCAAATCTATTGAAGTGCAGGGAAAAACTTTTCGCTCACAAGCCGCTGCCGCACGGTATTACGGCGTCCCCGTAAAAGCCTTTAGACTAAGGATGCTTAAAGGCTGGCCGTTGGAAGAGGCTCTCGGCATAAAAGAGCGGCCTAATCAGCGCAGGACAAGTTCAAGGTGGACGCGGATCACGGTCCAAGGAACAGAGTATTTCAGCATTGCTCACGCGGCAGAGGAGTTGGGTGTGCGTTCTGGCCTCGTGACGCAACGCCTTCATCGCGGCTGGACAAAAGAGCAGGCTTTTGGTCTTGCTCCTCCTCCACCTATACAGAAAAAAGGGATTGAATTTTTAGGCTATCCTTCAATGAAAGCAGCCGCGAAAAAAAATAATATAAATCTCACCACCTTATGCCAACGACTTGAAAGAGGCTGGCATCCAGAAGAGGCCTTGTTGAAACCCATAACCCCAAACGATGGAAGTCGTGGTGGGCATTGATAATTACAAAAAGAGGAGACTGTATAATGGTCGGAAAACTTACACCCGATAACCAGCTTTCAGCCAGCCGCACCCCGGTCCTGCTGAACGCATCACCGCATCAGACCCGCAACGAACTGCTGGCTGAGATGATCGACATCGACAACGGTGGCACCGCTCACCGCATCCCGCAGAACGAACCGATGTTCTGGGGCGACACTCTGGAAGAGCAGATCCTGACCGTGGCGGCTGAACGCCTCGGCCTCAAAGATCTGCGCACCAGCTTCCCCGCCGCGTTCCAGCATCCGACCTTGCCGCTTGCGGCCAGTCTCGATGGATCTGCCAAGGGCAATCGCAAGTGGGCCGCAGATCCAGCCAACGGCATCTACACGCCGCAGGGCGGCGACATGATTGACCTGACCGGCGAGATCCTGCTGGAAGCGAAGAACACCAGTTCCCCGCCGGAGAACCCGCCAGCCGCACATCGCGGTCCTTTGCAGTTGCAGGCCCAGATGCTTTGCACCGGCCTCAAAGCCGGGGTCATCGCGGTGCTGTATCGTGGCACTGAGTTGCGCCTGTTCCTGTACAAAGCCGATCCGGCCATACAGCAACGCATCGTGCTGGCCATCCAAGACTTTGAGGAACGCCGCAAGACTGGTGAGATGTATCCAGTGACATCGCCGGAGGATGGCATCGCTGCCTATCCGACAGCAGGCGATGAAACATTGTATTGGGATGATGGCACCAGCGATGAGGCGACAGCCATTGACTGCCTGATGCACGCGCTCAAGCAAAAGGCCAACGCCGAAGAGGACATCGCTGAGTTCACATCATTCCTTATGGACAGGATGGGCCGGTCTGAAGAGGTTGAGGCGATGGTCGGCAACCGCCGGGTGCTGGTTAAGTGGCCAAGCCGCACATATCGTGCGCAGCCCGAAAAGCTGACCCCGGCCAAGCCGGAGCGCACAGTTAGATCCAAGACCCTGCAAATCAAGGAACTGGATTAATGGCGTTTACAGAGGCACAGAGGCGCATCTGGGATGCGATCAGTATATTCCAGCGGGAATACGGCTACACGCCGTCCACGCGGGAATTAGGTCGCTTTATGGGGAAGGGCCAGACCACGATCCAGATGCAATTGACCGGCTTGATCGAGCGGGGCGGGGCTAGACGCATCAGCAACCGGGCGATAGAATTATTGCCGTTGGAATAAAACCAACACCTCCCACCGACAACTGCCCCCGGCCCCGCGCCGGGGGTCTTTTTATTTCTTGGCCTTTACACTCTCGGCAAGGCCGCCGCCAAAGTAAAAGCCGACAATCACCAGCATGATCTCGCCAATCCAGAAATCACCAAGGATCGCCTTCACGCCTTCGATGTCACCCTTGCCTGCCAGCGTCATGCCCAGCGTGATGGCAAAGCATAGCAGGAAGGTGAATGCAAACATCAGCGCCAGATAACGCTGGGCCAGCTTGAACGGCGCATAGGCCGCAAGCAAATCTGTCTTGGCCTTGGACTTAATCGCGACCTCTTCCTCTGTGCTGGTGTGCATGTCATCGATGAGGCTCATGCCTTGCTTGATGACGTCACCAGATCCAAGGATCTTTGCTAGTATACTAATCATTATAATTGCTCCTCTGCCAGATCTCGTATTCTTTTGACCAGCCGCTTTGCCCGGTTCGGCACCTGATCGTGCCACCGGCTATCAACCATCTCATCTGCGGCTTTGATCCAGTCGCGCTCTTCAACCGCAGCCCGGAAATTCTTGAACTTGGACAGCCGGGGATAGCCAAGGTTGAAGCACATATTGGCTATCACTAGCTGTGCCTCTAATGGCAGATCCGCAAAGTCTGGGAACAGCCGCAGGCAATCCTCAAGCGTGACCGCAATGTCGAGCGCAAAGCATTGACGCACCCGCTCATCGCTGACCGGCGTGCCTACTGGTTGGCCGTGCTCCGGCTCATGTTCGCGGATCAAATGCCCGATGCCGTGCGTTGGTAGGCCCAGATGGTCGAGATAGATCTCATGCCGACACCCCTCATCAGCGGCTATCTCAGCGCGTAATCTGTCTTTGTCCATCATCTCATCCTGTCTTGCACAATTTGCAGCGCCTTATCCCAAGTGTCCTGCTCAAAGCCCGGCGCACTGGCGTAATGCATCGGACGCCGCTGGCTGTACTGGCGCACCTGTTCGGTGGCGTAATAGGCAACCGTTCGCTCATCCAAAAAACAGTGTGCCACAATGTCCATATCCTCGATAGTGGGCAGGGATTTGTTCTTGCAGCCGCTGCCATTTTGAAAGTGGTAGAAGGGCCGATGCCCCGGCTTGTTTGTTTTCAGCGTGCTGGTCTTAACCTGTACACGCAGGAACATGCCTTCATCGTTGAACGCTAGTATATCGATCTTGTCCTGCGGCGTGTGGACAACCTTCCAGTCACCATCTAGTCGCAGGATCGATGAGCAAACGATGAACTCACCAGCCAGCCCGGTCCTTGTTGACAATGCTACTGCATCCCCTTTAGCCACATTGCCAGCAGTATAAGGCCGCCCACACCAGAGACAACCAGCAGTATGATTGCCACGATCTCTAGGAACTTGCGGCGTCTCTCGCGCTGGCGATAGATGGTCTCCTGCCTCTGCTTGCGGATAGACCCCTCCATCTTAACAAGCGCATCCCATTTGCTCTGGCCGTAAGCATATTGTATGTACTGCTTCAGTTGGGCGCGTTGCTCTTCAGCCTTGTTCTTGGCGGCAAACGCCTCCATCGCCTGCGCCTCAACAGACTGTCCAGCAAACAGCTTCTTGAATATCGGCGGGTTCTTGGCTTCTTTCTCGGCCTGTTCTAAGTCAGATAGCGCACCCATCCAGCGCGACAAATCGCCAGCCATCTCCTCGATGGAGCGAGCAACCTGAAAGCCTCGTTGGATTGTGGTGAAGGCGGCTGATGCTGTTGCGGCGGCGCTAATCGGGTCAATCATAAATGCGCGTTCCTTCCGGCACCAGCTTGGGCAGGCAATAAGCGGTTATGTTGGAACCCTGCCGATGAAGCGTCTGAGCGTACCAGACACAATCGGCGAGGCTACGAAAGTAAAGGTCATTGCTGACAAGGCGTTGGTCCTCGGCAAGACCCACGAACACAAAAAGTAGGAAAGCATGAACCACATCAGTCGCGGCCCATCAGCTTATCCAGCTTGGCGTCCAAACGGTTTAGCGCATCCATAACGTCACGCATGTCCTCACGCACATCTGCTTTTGTGGCGTAATCCTCGCGGGTTCTGTTCAGCAAAATCTCCAGCCTCTTCTGCTCATCAGCCATACGGTTGACCCACCAGCCACCGCCAGCGATGACCAGTCCAATGAGCAAATCAAAAAGGCCGGACATTTCCATTGTTAGCTCCAACTTGCTGGCACTGCCTGACGCACAGGCGGTGCCGCCATCTCAGCCAGCTTGTCGTCCAAAACAGCTTGCAGTTCAGCTTCAGTCTTGTCGAGCGATGCCAGTGTCTTTTGCTTGGCCCAGTCAGGCGTGATGTCATCGAAAGCGATGTAATCAGGACAGCCTTCTTCTGGCGTTGCTACAGCCGCAGTGCCGTATGCGCTGACAGACAGTGGGTTGCCTTCAGCGTCAACAACGCTACTGCTGGTAGCACTGATGCGCCAGTGAATCGTGGTGATTAGGTCCAAGTGACCGTTTTGTGGTTGATTGCAGACGTCAAAGTTGAACGCCCAAGTGTATGTGTTAGCCATTTTCTACTCCTCGTAAGGGCTATTGCCACAGCATGAAGGCCAAGCCGCCTTCAGTTCAGTGATGGTTGTTACGCTGTCGCCAGCAGTAGGCGCATCACGCAACGCCTGTTTATCAGCTACAATCTGTGCAGTATCTGCGCCTGTCTCAAGGGCTTTCATATAATCAGTATCCAGAGCCTCAAGCAGTGGGCCTCTAGCTTCGCGTATCTTGTCAGCAAAAATAGCTTTAGCCGCAGTCAAATCCTCTGATATGACCGTGCCATCCAAAGCCCAAGCATTGCGAAA